ACGGTATCCGTCTTCCTGTAACCGAAAAGGCTCTGTTAGAATCTGGAATACTGAATTTTATAAATTTAGATAAAAGACGGGGAATTGAATTACAACAGAACAAAAAAAATAAATCGATACAAGAAAAATATCTTGTGGAAAAAACAATATCCGAGATATTAAACTCAATCGACAATCAGATTACACTGATTCAAAAAAATCAAAGACCAAGTTTAGATTTCAAAACATTTATTGGAAATCTTGCTGTCAACATAGTGAAAACAGTGGAACAAGAGATGAAGACAGTTTTGCAAAAAAATGTCAAAGAGGTGAAATTAGCCAAAGCCAAGAAAGATCTTCAGTTGGTTGAAGGATATTCGTATCTCACTCCTAAACAACTGAAATCTGTGTTAGAGTTTTACGAATTGTTGTTGAGACAACTAGAATCCGGGCTGATCATCAGAACCAAAAGACCAAGAAAAATAAAACCTAAAACTCCAGATAAATTAGTTAAAAAATTGAAATATATGGAAAAATTTTCAGATTTGGGATTGATTTCATTCAATCCATCCGAACTAATCGGCGCAAATATTGTGTACGTCTACAACACCAAAACAAGATTCATAGAAAGATTTGAATCCGAGACCGGAGTGGGCGTTCGAGGCTCTACCCTCATAAACATTAAACAACCCGCAATCAAGAAAAAAGTAAGAAACCCAGAAGTATTAAAGTCAATAAATACCACAAATAAAAATTTTATGGAAAGATTTTGGTCTAGTTTTAAAACAAAACAAGGCGAAGCCAATTCCAGAATAAATGCAAATTGTATTTTGTTGAGTTGTATAAATAATAAAAATGACTCGTAATTCTCTTTCGATATATAAAAAATATAAAGTTGATGGAAATCCATCATCCTTTTTAAAAAATCAATACGTGATTCATGAAAATAAAATTTTTAAATTTATATATCCGATATCTGATCCAACTAAACTCGATTGGACCACAGTTCCAGAACCAACAAGCAATTCGTATTATTGGAAACAAGAGTTAGTTGAAAACATTTATACAGAAAGTTCCAGTCCACCAAACGGAATCAAATTGCCTGGTGATCGTTGGAGAAATTTAGACACAAATCGAACATATGTTTGGATAAAATCTGGAAATAAATATATTTGGGTATCTAGTTGACTTTCACAATTTTTATGATATAATTTAAACATGATTCTAGTAGACAACAGTCAGTTATTAATCGCCAGTATATTTCAAAACATGAAATCGAATCCTGATATGAATATCGATTTCATCAGGCATTTGGTGTTCAATTCGTACAGATACATCAATAAGAAGTTTGGAAACAAGTACGGAAGCATCGTTGTATGCAATGACAGTGGTCCTTCTTGGAGAAAAACTGTTTTTCCACAATACAAACAAAACAGAAAACAAAAACAAAATGCTTCCGGATTGAATTGGACTGAAATATACGAAAATATGTCTATCGTGAGGGCTGAAATATTAGATGTTCTTCCGTATAAAAATATTAAAATAAACAACACTGAGGCAGACGATATTATCGCTGTTTTGGCAAAACATTATCATAAATCAGAACCGATACTGATCGTCTCGAATGACAATGATTTCCAGCAACTTCAAATATATCCCGAAGTGGAACAGTACAGCACGTTTAAAAAACAATTTGTTAAGTGTGAATCTCCGGAACAATACTTGATTGACCACATCATGGAAGGAGATTCCGGAGACGGTATTCCTAATATTCTCTCGGATGACGACACCTTTGTAACAAAAGGAAAACGTCAGAACCGATTAACTCGACAAAAAAGAAAAGAAATAATGGAAAATTTAGGATCTGTTGCTGGAACAGAATGGACAAACAATTGGAACAGAAACAAAACACTCATCGATTTCAGTCACATACCAAATGAAATAGAAAACGAAGTTTTGGAAGAGTATACCAAGCCGATTCAAACTAAAATCAGTTTATTGGATTATATGATATCCCATAAACTTAATAATTTGTTGGAAAGTGTAGGAGACTTTTAATGAGATCAGATTATTCTGAAGATTTTGAATCGTGGAAATCTAAAAAAGCAAAATCAGTTTTTAGAAAAGATAAAAAATCCCAAAAAAATAAAGGTAAAGACAATTTCAGAAAAGAAGTTCAAGATTATATTGACAAACGAACAGATACCGATTATGATTCAGCAGGAGACAATCGTTATGGTTACTAAAATGAAAACATTCACAATATCAAAACAAACTCTCGGAATACTAAAGAATTTTTCTGGTCTTAATTCAAACATCCTGATCAAACCAGGAAACGTCATCAAGACCATCACTCCATCGAAGAATGGAATGGCAGAGGCAACAGTATCAGAAGATTTTCCTGTAGAGTTTGGCATTTGGGATCTGCAAAAATTTCTAGGAGTGGTTAGTTTATTCAACTCTCCTACCTTTTCGTTTGCCGCAAAGAGCATGACGATCTCGGACGGAGCAGACTCTAATATAATTTACTATTACAGTGAACCCAAGTTGCTCACGGTTCCAACCAAAAATGTAAATATGCCCCGAACCACAGCAAAAGTCACTCTATCTGAAAGAGTATTTGCAGATTTACAACGTGCAGCAGCAGTCATGCAATTGCCTGATATTTCGTTTCAAAACGAATCACATAAAATTTACGCGGTAATCTGTGATCTCGCAGATCCAACTTCAAATTCATATAAAACCCTCATTGCAGAAGATTACGATGGCAAAGAACAAATGTCCTTGAATTTTAAAATCGATAATCTTCGAATGTTGCCTGGATCTTATACTGTGAAGTTTTCAACCAACGTTGTCGGCGAATTCACAAACGATAATGTTCCTGTTAAATATTGGTTTGCCATGGAAACCAATTCCAGATTCGAATAATCAAATGAAAACTTCAACGGATTTTCTTTGGGTGGAACGTTATCGTCCACAAACAATAACGGATTGTATTCTTCCAAAAAACCTGGAATCTACCTTTCAGGAAATGGTCAAGGCTCAAGAAACTCAAAATCTGTTGTTTTACGGCACAGCGGGTGTGGGAAAAACGACTGTTGCAAAGGCACTGTGCAATGAAACTCAATCAGACTGGATCATGATCAATTGTTCCGAAGACGGAAATATCGATACTCTTCGAACTAAAATTCGACAGTTTGCCAGCACAGTGAGTTTAACTGAATCGAAAAAGGTAGTTATATTGGATGAGTTCGATTATTCGAACGCAAATTCAATTCAACCTGCACTACGAGGAGCAATCGAAGAATTTGCAAATAATTGTAGATTTATACTGACTTGTAATTATAAATCCAAGATTATCGAGCCTATTCATTCTCGATGCACCGGAATAGACTTCACCATACCTAAAACAGAAAAGCCTGAAGTGGCAAAACGACTTCTTCGCAGATTGGAATTTATTCTCAAAACAGAACAGATTCAATACGATAAGGCCATTTTAAGTCAACTGGTATTGAAACATTTTCCGGATTTTCGAAGAATTATCAATGAACTACAACGATACTCTGTTTCGGGATCCATTGACTCAGGAATACTGTCAAATCTATCTGAAACCGAACTCAAAGACCTGTTTCAGGCCTTACGAGAAAAAAACTTCAATTCTGTGCGAAAATGGGTCGCCCTTAACTCCAACGAGAACCCCACAGAACTGTTTCGGCGGGTCTACGATTCCCTCCAAGACCGTCTTGTTCCTCAGACCATTCCGAATGCAATAACTCTGTTGGCAGACTACCAATACAAGTCAGCATTCGTTGCAGATCAAGAAATTAATATGATGGCATTTCTCATAGAATTGATGGTGGCCTGTGAATTTAAGTGATATATTGAATTCAATCAACCATTCCAAGATTAATTTATTGACCGAAGGCCTTCATTCCGAATACGTTCCGTATGTGATCAACAGATGCCTTTCTTATTTTCCCGACACCCTGTTTCACAGCAATCGAATGAATACCCGAACAGGCCTGGGTAAATCTCAACAATATCGATATTATTTGGAATCATTATCAAAGAAGAAAAGATTCAGTCGGTGGATTAAACCAGACGTTGATCCAAACCTAGAAACTGTAATGGAATATTACGGGTATTCTCGCAAACAGGCACAATCGGTTGT